TACACCTTCACCAGCATTAACTCGTATTAAGGTCTTATCCCCTACATCGCTTTGACCTGATTGATTCCTCACGATACCACCTGTTGCGAATTTCTGAGTTGCAATAGTTGAGATTTGAGCAGCACCCGCAGCACCTACCGCAGAAGCATTTATGAAGTTTACAGGAGGTGGCGCACTTGCAAGAGCTTTTGAGACACCTAGAGCAGTATTAATCACCGCTTCACCTAAAGCAATGCCTTTTCTTAGCTTGGCGTTCTTTCTGCTTTTGCCTAGTGCGTTCTGCGTAATTGTTGAGAGTGAAGATGTTAGAGCAAAAGCTAGATTCCATTCTGCTTGCTTAAGAGCTTTGCGTTTTTCACTCTCTATTCTTTCGTTCTCTGTGATTTCTTCTTGAGATTCCTTGTGCTTTGCCACTTCTTCGTCAAGTCTAATAAATCTTCTTTCAATTTCTCTATCTCTAGCTTCACCCTCAAGAATTAAAGCATCTTTTTTTCTTTGGTTTCTTTCCTCTAAAATCTCTTTCTCTTTTTCTTGTAGTTCTTTAAGCTCTTTTAGAGTTTTATCTTTCATATCCTTTGTGGCGTTTGTAGTTGCTTGAGTTTTCTCTTTGTATTTTTTAACAGGAACTCCATTAACCATTTTATCCCAACCCCTAGACATTTCTGCAAGGTTGTCAGTTAATGCTTCTTCACTATCTCTCATTCCTGCTATAAATTTCTCATTGAATTTATCTACTGAGACTCTAGCACTTTCAAGGTTTTTAATCCAGCTATCAGGTACGAATTTTGAAGGAACTGCTTTTAGTATTTTTTCGTACACTATAATTGACCACTCTGCCCATTTTCCAAGCGTGAGCATTAAACTTGATACACCTAAATCCACAACTCTACTAAATGAAGTGAAGGCACCCATAAGGAACTCAAAACCTGCCCCCATTCGTGCAAAGAATCCACTATCTAAAAGCTCATTCATTACACCTACAATAGATTTCAAACCGCTTTTAACTGAGTCAAAAAGACCACCTGAGCCTAATTCTCTAAGCACTCCTTGAAATTGGTCTTTTAAAGTTGAGACTAAACCGCCTAAAGTTTGAGAAAGCTCATTCATACCACCGCTAGTCTTTTTCAATTCAGCCTGTAATATGCCCCAAGCCTTTTTCCCTTGCCCAGCTTTAGTTAATTTCTCAATCTCGTTTCTAGTAGAGCCTGTCACTAAACCTAACTCTTGAAGCCTTGCCATAGACTCGCCAATAGGTCTATTTGCTTGTAAACCACTATAAGCCCTACCTACATGAACCGCAAGATTCTCAAAGCTCTCACCACTAATAGCAGACGCATCGCCCACCATTCGCAAGCCTTCGCCTGTGCTTAATAAGTTACCGCCAAGAGTCTGCAAAATCCTTGAAGCATTAGCTACCTGCTCAAGTTGAAATGGCGTAGTTTGTGCGAACTTGGAAAGCTCTTGCATTCTAGCTTTTGCGCTCTCGGTATCACCTAAAAGCACCTTGAACTGAGTCTCTAACTTTTCCATTTCTGAACCAGCAGAAATAATGGACTTTGTGAAAGCACCTACACCTACGACACCTAAAGACACCATAGCACCTTTTAAGCTAATTAGTTGCGAACCAAAACCTTTAAAAGAGTCTTTTGTCTTGCCTATTTCACTAGATACACCCTTAGCCATTTTACTTGAGCTTTCTTGTATCTTTTTTAAAGTAGGACTCATTTTGTCAATTAATATTGCTCTTGCGGTTATATCTGACATCTAGCTATATCCTTCGTTGTTTACATTAGGTCTTTTCCAAAACTCTAAGTAACTTTCATAAACATTTTTTGCTTCCAAAAATCGCAAATTACAATCGTCAAAACTAGGTGCAGTCCCTTGAAACTCTTTATAATATGAGTACTCTTCAAACCAATCTAAAAGCACAGGAGGTATATGCTTTGTTGGGTTATCATAATACTCATAAATAGTCTCTCCATCAGTATCATCGTAAAATAGGGCAGTCATTTTGCTAAAGTCTGCGGTTTCATAATCTATATCTCTGTCACCGCAAACAATAGCACCGCAATGACTACCCGCTAGAACTTTAAACCAAGCTCCTCCTGAGAAGTCAAACCGCTAATTTTCACTAATTCAGTAATGATACCAGCTTGAATAATTGAAGGAATTTGCATAAATAACTCAAAGCTCAAAGTTCCATTTGAACCTGTCTCAAACTCTATTAATTCACCACTTGCAGTCTTGAAATTACTCCAACCCACTACATAATCCTTAACTAGCTTGAGTAGTTTTTCGTTCTCGTCTGAACCGCTCAAAATAGATTCTTCTCTTTCGGGATTTGAAAGAATTAAAGTAGCATCTCGCCTAATTTTTACTTGATGAATATTAAACTCTTTTTTTGCTTTAACATCTAACTGCTTTAGCTCAAAAGTAGGTCTATACTCTTTAGGCAGGACTTCTTTTCCATCTATTTTTGGATTATAAGTAAACTTGTGCGTAGCACTTTGAGATAGAGGTAGGAACTTTAAAAGCTCTGATTCATCTAATTTTTGGATTTTAATTTTCTTTTCCATAATTTGCCCTTTTTAGAAAAAACGGGAGGCTTTACCCTCCCTTGTTAGTTTAAGCAGTTGCGCCTTGTAATAGTTGCCAAGTTGCTTCGTCTGAGATATTTGCATTTGTTCCGCTATTTCTGTTTAGCTTAAGTGTTAGCTCATACCCTAATCGACCATTAATATCAGTCTTGGAATAATTAACAACTTGAGCAACAGGTGCTGTGAATGTAAACGAACCAAATGAAAGCACTACCTCTGCCTCTGTGTTATTCTTGACCACATCGTAAGGGTTATAGCTTGAGGCAGTCGGAGCGTTCATCGTGATAGTCATTGTAGGCATTCTGTTCACAATAGTTGCGTATTTGATGCCTGTGGCTTCGCTTGGACATTGTAAGTATTCAATTGTATTCCCTGCATTAAAAGAGAAAGACTGAACACAGAAAGCAGTACCACCAATAGTAGCGGTTCCATTTAAGAAACTCGCACCTACTGAAGTATCAGGAGATGTTAAAGCCAAGATATTACCATTTGCTACATCTGCTAAAGTTGTAAATGCACCTTTCCACTCGTAATCAATCTTGAGGGGTGAGCCTACACCTTCCGCACTTAGAGTGAAGTTACCCATTACACCTTTTGCGGTGTCTTGTAAACCTACAGGAGTACCATCGTCTGAGATTTCCACATTTGCAAAAGTAGAAGTCTGAGAATCACCTGCTTGTAATGGCTCATATCCGTAGCCTGTTGTAGTGTATTGAGTACCTACCGCACCGCAAGACTCTAGCAATTTACCCCACTTCGGAGCAGTTCCTAGTGTTGCACCTTGAGATAGCTTGTTGAAGCTTGTAAAAGTCGCACCTTTAATTCCTGAAATAGCGGTGTCGCCACCATAGTCACCTGTGGCAAACTTACTCTCTGTGTCACCACCTTGTAAGTCAGGAGTGAACTCAATACCCCTCATTCTTACATTAAAATCCGCATCAGCTAAGGTTTCTGCAGTTCCCTTAACACTCTCTCTTTTTGCTACTAATATGCGTTTAGCTATATTAAAACTTGTCATTTTTGTTTATCTCCTTTAACAAGCGATCAAGGTTGGGTCTTGTCTATCTTGCGTGTATTGTAGTCTAAATTTAAAAATTCTTCTTTCAGGAATATAAAGAGAATTGCTTGTAAAATACTCTGTTTCATATCCCATATACATAAAGCTAGTCGCACCTACTGAACCTAGTGCGGTTCCTTGTTGCCCACTATCCGCAAATAACTTCTTAAGGTCATCTTCTGCAAGGTCTAGCTCGTCCTCACCGCTTCTCTGTGGGTCTAGTGCGCTGTCAGTCTGCTTACAATGTACAATAAGCTCAACGATAGCCATATTGTCATAAGCACCAAAGTTGGTCTGTCCATCTTCAAAATCAAGATTCTCTTCTGTTGGTATTCTTACATAGAAATTAGGAAAGCTCGTCAAGGCAAGGTCACGATTAAAAGAACTATTACCCCAATCAAAGTTAAAACCGCCTACTTGGGTCATTCCCTTAATAGCGGTTTCAATTGCATTTCTTATATCGGTTTTAATTGGCATTTTTAACCTCTATATAACCTAAAAGAAGTCGCAGTTCTGTCGCTTACATCTTCTACACTAGCGGTAATCATCTCATAAGTGAGCATCTCTGCCATCTCTTTAGCTTTGACCTTGTAATCTTCCATTTTTTGCTTATACTTGTCAGACTCAAAGGCTTCAATATTGTTTACATAAGACGCATCTTGGAATAGCTCTATATAAAGCTTTGCAAGTCCGTATTCCTTAAGTTCTATCACCATTGGAGTAGATATATTAGCAGAATCTAAAACACCCTTAGACTGGGCAAGAGAGACTATATAAGCGTCACCTTTAGCTAAATAGGTGTCTATATCGGTATTGGTGTCCGCTATGAAAGGAATAGCTACTTTGTCTGTAATATCTGCTTGTACTAAAAAAGCCATTTTTAAAAGTCCTTGTTTGCTTTGTCAATGGCACTTTGCCACTCTGATTTGAGCTTGTTTACATTGTTTTTAAAAGCTCTTTTCACCCAACCATCACCTTGTAAATGCTTTGTTCCATCGTGTTGGTACTTACCATATTTTGTACCTAAGTTGTGGTTCTCGTCAAGCAAAGAAAGGGTTAAATTAACCCCATTCCCTTTACTTGCATTGAAGAAATACTTAATGGACTTAACTAAGCGACCTGTTCTAGTTGTCCATTTCGGGTGATTCTTTTTAGCTTCTAACTCCATCTCTGAGCCTACCCTTTTAGTAGCTATTCTTAGCTCCTTGTAAAGCTTTTCAGGGTGCTTTTTAATCGCATCTTCAAAGCCTTTCATATTAAGTTTAAACTCAAGAGACATCGTGTTAAGCTTCTGCTTCTAGTTGAGCTAGTTTTGCTTTAAGCTTCTTTAAGCTTAAGCGTCTGTCTACATCAATTCCAAAGCGTTCTTTAATCTCTGCTTCAATCAATGCTTTCTCATCAGGCTCTTCACTCTTAGGCTCTTCCTTAGATTCAACCTTGTAATCGGCTTTAATCTGACCTTCGCCTGCAAAGTGCTTATCATAAAATTCTATGATATATTTATCATCTGTTTCAAAAACACCATCAATAAAACGGAATAAGATACACTCTTTTTCAGGATCCCAAATCCTTGCATTTCTATTGTGTTCTTGTGATTTTAATACTGCCATAATAATTTCCCTTTTTAAAAAATGGAGGGCTTTCACCTCCTAAGACTTATGATTCCATATAACCTTTTGCTTCTAGGTCTGCTTTCAAAGCTTCAAACTTAGCAGTTAATGAAGCAATAGCGTTAGCAGTCGCACCATCTGAAATAACCGCAATCGTATCTGACGCAGTTCCGCCTGAGTTGTCAGTCAATGAAGTAATCGCACCTAAGCGCAGGTTTGGGTCAATAAATTCGTTTGCAATAGCCATATTTTCCTCCAAATAGATAGAGGGGTTTTACCCCCTC